TGTCAATCCATTTACGCCTTCACGCATACCTTATCATGCTTTCCCGTATGAGCGCAACCCATACAGCTTCTTTGGTATTGGCGTAGCAGAAAACATGGATGATAGTCAGCAGATCATGAATGGTCACGCACGTATGGCTATTGACAACCTAGCTCTTAGCGGCTCTTTGGTCTTTGAAGTTGATGAGTCTATGTTGGCTGGTGGTCAAAGCATGGAAGTATATCCCGGTAAGATTTTCCGTCGTCAAGCAGGAATGCCGGGTCAAAGTATTCATGGACTAAAGTTTCCAAACACATCACAAGAAAACATGATGATGTTTGACAAGTTCCGACAGCTTGCAGACGAGCAAACAGGTATTCCAAGCTACTCACACGGTATGACAGGCGTTCAGAGCATGACACGAACGGCGTCAGGAATGTCTATGTTGCTTGGCGCAGCGTCACTAAACATTAAGACAGTTGTTAAGAATCTAGATGACTTTTTGTTGCGGCCTTTAGGTCTTGCATACTTCCAATGGAACATGCAATTCTTTGAAGGCTCTTTAAAAACTGAGGGTGATTTAGAGATTAAGGCTATGGGTACAAATAGCTTAATGCAAAAAGAAGTAAGAAGTCAACGACTAACTATGTTCTTGCAGACAGCACAGAACCCTGCCGTTGCTCCGTTCGTTAAGATGTCTAAGCTTATCTCTGAACTTGCATACAGCTTAGATCTTGATCCAGATGAAATTTTAAATGATCCAGAAGAAGCGGCCATTGCTGCACAAATAATAGGACTACAAAATAATGTTGGACAAACAGCTGGCAGCGAAGCTGTCCCCACTGGCGAGCAACCCGGAGTTATGGGAGGCCCTGAAGGAGTACCTCAACCACCGCAAGACCTTGGAGCTACAGGGACTGGTGGCGGCAACATCGGAACAGGAAATGTTCCGCAAGCAGGGGAGAGTGAATTTGCTGGATAATTTGATGTCATTGCCTGCACAAATTAAAGCCGCAAAGGAATTTAAAGATGAGTAAACAATTTCCAGATTTAACAGGTGACGGTAAAGTCACACAAGCGGACATCCTTAAAGGACGTAAGGTCTTTGCAGAGGGTGGCTCATTAATGGTTCCTGTAGAGCGTCAACAGAAAAGTGCTGGCGGCGTTATCTTTAAGCAAGTATTAAAAGCAATCTCTAAGCCTAAAACAACTAAAGCAAAAGCAATTACTACTGAGCTAAAAGAAAAATATGATCCATCTGAAATAGAAGAAATGGCAGAGTCTTTTGTTGAGGCCGTTGAAAACAACACAAAAATGACTAGCAAAGGAACAGTTTCTTTAAAGACTCCACTATCTAACATTGCTCAAGAAGCTGCAGATACTTTAAATGAAAATAGAGATGTAACAAAAAACTTTATTGATGCAAAAGACATCATTAAGATATCACGACTAGACGATTTACGTGCTGGTGGTGGTGGTAAGACAGATAATCTTTTAGATTCAATCATACAATCAGTAGGCTCAGTTACTGAAAAGCCAAGTGTTATGGGAAGCTTTATTCCTGACGAAGCTGCAGGCACTCGACCTGTCAGAAAATCTCAAGTGCTTTCTGCAGTTAAAGGAGCAGCTGCGGGTTCTTTGTTAACTGGCGGTGCTATGTCAGCTTGGAACACAATAAATGATAAGCCGCCTGTAGATAAAAAAGAAGCTTCTGCTTTTGAGAAAGCTTTTAGTAAAGCCTTTAATGAAGGTGAAGAAACTTTTATGTTCGACGGTAAAGAATATACAACAGAAGTCCGAAAAGGAAAAGCACACGGTGGATCTATGACATTACTATTGCCCGTTGAAGATATGAAGCCTGACGTAGAAATGGAACAAGATTATGTTTCGTATGTTATGGACGAAACACTGTCAGATGATGAAATGGAATATGTCAACAAAGCATTAGAGTCTGATGACAGATTAAGTGAGTTGTTTGACAAGATAGTATTAGCATCAACAGAATTTACAGGTGCTGGGGAAGTAGACGGACCCGGTACTGGCACATCAGATGAGATACCTGCACGGCTCTCAGACGGAGAGTTTGTATTTACAAAGAAAGCAGTAGATCAGATTGGTGTAGAAACACTTGAAGAAATGATGAAGGACGCAGAGGCCGAGTATGATGCGTCTAGACAAGACATGGCAGTTGGTGGAATCATGAACGATCCAACACAAGATGAGAAAGCTGTACTGCCTGACGAAGCTATGAGTGATGATGAGATTGAAGAGCAGATGCTTGATTCTAATCGCATTCCTAGCTTAATGCGACGATAAGGCTACCTAAAAAGTTTTTAGCCCCTTATCATAAACGATAACCTTGAGGCCACCTTGTAATCTCAAGACCCTAGAATTACTTCTAGCCACCTTGAAAACAAACAAGCCCCGAAAAGGAGTAAGACATGACTGAAGTACACGAACCAGAAGCTAATCCATACAATGCAAATAAATCTTGGCACGAGGAGTCAGAAGCATCTAACGGATCAGCAGAGAGTCTATTTTTCGAATCAGAAGGTTCCGATGAGGCTACCCTAGAAGAGGCCCCTCAAAAGCAAAAAGGAACTAACTATAAGAAAAGGTATGACGACCTAAAACGACACTACGATGAAAGGATCGCAGAGTTTAAACAAAAAGAGCAAGAACTGTTAGCACAAGCGCAGGCAGCTCAACCATCTTATCAGCCGCCAAAATCAGCTGAAGAGTTGGAGCAATTTAGAACTCAATATCCTGATTTGTATGAAACTGTAGAGTCTGTTGCACATCTACGAAGTCAAAAAGAAGTACAGGCACTTCAACAAAAGATGCAAGCCATCGAAGAGCGAGAAGCAATGATCTCTCGACGTGAAGCTGAAACTAAGTTGCGAGACCGCCATCCTGACTTTGAAGATATTCGCGGAGACGAAGGGTTTCATGAATGGGCAAAAGAACAGCCTGTAGAAATACAAGGTTGGATCTATAACAACCCAGATAATGTTAGTTTAGCAAGTCGTGCTATAGATATCTATAAAATGGAAATGGGCATGAATGTAGGAAGCCCTAGAAATCAGTCAAGTCAAAAAACGTCTAGAAAAGAAGCTGCAAGTTTAGTATCTACTAAGACTACAACAGTAGACACTAAGCAGCCAAAAATTTGGACGACTCGGGAAATAGCTGCCCTATCTATGGACGACTATGATCGACTTGAAAAAGAAATTGATCAAGCCGCCCAAGAAGGCAGAGTAATTAAATAACTTTGTTTTTAAGGAGTCAATATAATGGCTAGTAATACATCCGATCAGTATTTTGCTCAATCATCGGGGAGCAACTTCTCTGGCAACAACTTCATGCCAGAACTCTATTCCAAGAAGGTACTTAACTTCTTCCGTAAGGCGTCTGTTGCAGAAGCGATCACTAACACTGATTATGCTGGTGAGATTTCTGCGTTTGGTGATTCAGTTAAGATCATCAAAGAGCCAGTAATCACTGTCGATCAGTACGAGCGTGGTGGTTCTGTAACTGCAACAACTTTGACTGACAACGAAGTAACGCTTGTTGTTGATACGGCGAACGCATTCAAGTTCATCGTAGACGACATCGAAACTTCAATGTCTCACGTCAACTTTAAGGAAGTTGCTTCATCTTCAGCTGCTTACGCATTGCGTGATGCATTCGACACAGGCGTAATTGCTAAGTTGTTTGCAGGCGTTCCTGCGTCATCTCCTAACCACATTCTTGGTTCGGACAGTGCAACTGATCTTGCAGCTGGTACTTTCGACGGTACTGGTAACCTTGACATCGGCTATGCTTCTGGCGAGCACGATCCAATTGATGTTCTTTCACACATGGCACGTCTTCTTGACGAGCAGAATGTTCCTGAAGAAGGTCGCTGGTTCCTTGCTAACCCAGAGTTTTACGAGCAGCTTGTACAGACTAGCTCTAAGCTCATGAGCGTTGACTTTAACGCTGGTCAGGGTTCAATCCGTAACGGTCTCGTATCTTCTGGTAAGTTGCGTGGCTTTGACATGTACAAGACTAACAACATTGCAGCTACTACTAACGCAGCTGGTAAGTGTATTGCTGGTCACATTTCATCTACTTGTACTGCACAGACTATCATCAACACTGAAGTAGTCCGTGACACTGCAAGCTTTGGTGACATTGTACGTGGTCTTCACGTCTACGGAGCTAAAGTACTTCGTCCTGAAGCACTTGTCTCTGCCTTCTACGGCATCGACTAAAGCGGAGTGGGGGATGAAATACTCCCCCTTTTCTATTATGCCACAGATTGGAAGCGAACAAAATCCTATTCGTATGAGCGCTAAACGGACAGTTAAAGTTAGCGGTCAATATTTAAAAAGCGAAAATAAAAAGAAATACGATGAAAATTATGATCGTATTTTTGGGAGAAAGAAAGATGGGAATGAAAAAAGATAAGCGCATGAAATATGGTATGGGCGGCACAGCACGAGAATCTTATATGGGTGGTGGGATGTACCGTAACCCAATGGCTCATGGCGGCAAAGCAGGTTATAGCAGTATTCGAGACATGGAAAAGGCTTGCATGACTAAAGCAGACTACAACATGTCAATGCGTCAAAAATGAAAGTCAAAGCCCCTGAAGGCTATCACTGGATGAAGAAGGGCAAAGAATATAAGCTCATGAAAGATCCTAGAGATGGCTACAAACCCCACAAAGGTGCTTCGAAAGAAGCTAACTTTGAAATTCAAAAGGTTCATAAGAAATAATGGCTGCTACTTATCTTGAAATTACAA